ACTTGGGTAGAAACATTCAAAACTGGATGAATAATGGTGGACTTGGAATTAAGTATCAAGCAGACGAAGACCCATTATCAAAAGTACAGCAATGGTTAGAACAGTTTAAAAAAGGAGAGGTAACACAAGAATCAAATACTTCTAAACGAGAAGAAAAGATATTTGAGAGAGAAAAATAATAGTCTTATAGGGGGAGAAGATGAAGTTAAGTACTAAAACCATAGAACTTTTGTTGGTAAATTTGAATAATATACACAGTGCTATGTTAAAAAATTGTGCTGATAAACAAAGAATTGGTAAGTTAATTATTGAGTTAGAAACAGAATTAATGAGCATTGGCAAAGACAACCAAAGTCATATTAGATTAGGTACGTCATCATTTGCGAGGATGTTTGAATAATGCAAGTATATAAGGAAACAATATGGCATTTCACTTGTCAATCATGTAATGGTTTTTGGACAGTGGCGGCTTCTGATAAATGGGTTCCAAAAGAATTATTCTGTACTCATTGTGGCTCAAAGAGGACACATGATCCAGAGCAAATTGAATGGGTAGATGATGATTATCTTCCTGAAAATAATCAACACGAAAACTATTTAGAGTTTGAAGCAGAGTTTCAAAAAGAAATATGCTCATGTGGACATAAAGTTATAGATTGTGATTGTAAAGCAGGTTGTAAGTGCGGATGTAATAAGAGATTTCTAGGAGCATATTAACATACAACTTAATTATTAGTAAAATAGATAAATACTAGTGTTATAAAACCATAGTTCAGAAACTATTATAGGAGATAAAGAAAATGGCAAGAACATTAAACAATTTTGGTGTACCAACAGATTCGGGTGATGGAGTCACGGGTAGTGGTATATTACAACCAAAACTAAACTATAGATTCCGTGTAGTAGTTGCTGGTTTTGGTGGAACTACATTACCTACACAAGAATTCACAAGACAGGTTATGAATGTATCCCGTCCAAAAGTATCACATGAGCCTATTCCAATAGATTCATACAATTCACGTATGTATGTTATGGGTAAGCACACATGGGAACCAATTACAATTACATTACGTGATGATATCGCAAACAATCTAACTAAACTAGTTGGTCATCAAGTACAACAACAGTTAGACCATAAAAGTCAAAGAGGTCCTTCAGCAGGTACTAATTATAAGTTTTCAACATTGATTGAAATTCTAGATGGTAATTCTGGTGATGCGACAGAACAATGGCAATTAGAAGGCTGTTTCATTACTAACGCTGATTATTCACAAACTGATTATTCAGTTTCAGATCCAGTTACAATTACGCTAACTCTTCAATATGATAATGCGACTCTAAATGATGACCTAATGCCAGATATGGTATTTACGTCGGATTCTACAATAGCCGGTTAATAAACGAGGCGCAAGCCAATGGCTGATGATAGAAAAAGTGCTAATAACACTGCGAAGAGAATTTTAGCCGATAGTGCTAATGCAAGACACAGATTTGGATTTGCAGGTGAGCATGGCTCGCCTATTATTCAGAATGCTCCTAAACTTTCTGACCTTTGGTTTATAGAATATAAGCCAGTATCTGATGAGAGAACATCCGATACAACTCGCATTTCTGCTTTAGCAAGATCAGTATCTCCTATTTCCATTACAACATCTACATTTCCTATTGACCAATATGGTAAAAGAATCTATGTTCCCACTAAAGTAGATTTTCCAGAAGTATCAATTACAATGTGGGACACAGTTGATGGTCAAATGTTTGACATGGCCGAATCTATATATGGTAAATTTTTTAAGAATCAAGATGCTAAAATTACTGGAGCAAATGCAGAAGAAATTCTGACAAGTGCCCATGAACATGGTAGAAAGATACCAGATGGTAAACATGCGTATTACCACCAACATTTTGAAAAAATTACGATATATCACTTCTTTGGTAATCTTGATGGCCCTGGTTTAGGTGCTCCTCCACCTTCACGTCCACGAAACGCAGGCTCAGGAAAAATTCAAAAAATTGAATTGATTAATCCGTTAGTTACAAACATTAGTTTTTCTCCTAGTGATTATAGTGTTAGTGACTTAAGAACTATGGACTTTTCAGTTCAGCCAGAAAATATAATAATAGGTAAGACAAACACAGCAACATTCCCACATTGGATGACATTAGGAATGAATTATATGATGTCAGAATTAGTTTCCTTAGATAAGAGTAAACGTTGGAACGATATTTATCCTTCGCTTAAATTCGGTTCAGATAACAGAGAGCAATCTGATAAGAGTAGAGATAGGATATCTAAATGGGACACAATTAACAGAGATACTGGAGAATTAAACAAATATGATTCCTTTGACCAGAAGGAAAGCATTACAGACCCTCTAAGAATAGAAGAACAAGAAAAGGCGGATGTTAATAGAAAACTTAATGAATTAATGAGATTATATAATGCTCAAATTCAAAATCCTAATGAACAAGGAAACAAAGCATTAGAGATGGCTTTAAAAGACAGAATTGGTGTAATAGACCTAGCAAGACAGAACAGATTTTCTAATGAATCAAGTAAAACTTATATAGATGAGGGTAATCCATTTGATACTCCTTATAGTGCAACGTATACGAATCCAGATATCCCAACATTTGGCGGTATAGGAGATAGTAATCCACCTGGTAGTAAATTTCCAAGATATAGTACAGATATAGGGTCAGCAATGATAAGAGAACTTGTTGGAGCATTTTTCGGTAAACGGAAATTCGATGTTAGTAATATCAAAGGGACTATAATAAATAAGATAATCGGAAATGATGGTAAATCAGAGACTAAGAAGATTTTAGGCTCAATATTAACAGATGGTATGATTTCAAGTAATAAAGGTGCATATATTACGACAACAAAAGCAAATCAATCCATTCCAACTGAAAATCCAACAGTATATAAAACTAATACTACAGACCAGGCAATTGGTGTGAGCAAAGCACTTCTAAGAAAATTCTTAGGGTAATAACAAGGAAAGTATAATGAAAATTGATATTTTAACTGCAAAATTGTTGAAAAAGGGCTTTACTCAGCAAAAAGCAGAAGCATACGCAGTAGAACTTACAAACATTGCAAAGATATATGGTGTCAATCCGTACGACTTTGTTGATGAACTTTCAGAAGACTTTTCTTTTAATGACTTGGGAGCATTCGTCTTTAATAATGCATTGCGATTTGGTTATAAGACGGGCAAGATGACTCCGCGAACACCAAATACTTACATCGCAAGAGCAATTATTAAATAATGGCAAAATTTCACCAAGGCAAATACACAATATTAAATCAATCAAAGTACTCAGGAAGTGGGGAGCCCACTTTTAGAAGCAGTTGGGAACAGACTTTCATGCAGTTTTGTGATACAAACCCAAATGTAATGGCATGGGCAAGTGAACCTGTTAGAATTACATATCAAAATCCAATAACTGGTAAAGTAACATCATATGTTCCTGATTTTGTTATCGTATATAGAGATTCTAAAGGCAAGAAAAACGCAGAATTGGTTGAAATAAAGCCAAGTAATCAATCTAATCCTAAATTTGCACGTGGCAGGGCACAACAGACACAAGTAGCAGTAAACTATGCTAAGTGGGATGCCGCAACACATTGGGCAAAAAAACGAGGTATGAAATTTAGAGTTCTCAATGAGAATGATATCTACGCCAACACCAAGAAACCAAAAGTAGTCAAAAGACGCAAAAAGAAATAATTTTATTTTTGATAAATACGTATATAATTATAATTAAGAACGTATATTATGACTAAAAAACTAGAAGAAACATTCAATATTAAGCCAGCAGAAGAGGGCGAAGAAGAAATTCAGGAAGAAACTCCCTCAATTGAAGAGTCAAAAGCATTAACAGAGGTTTTATATGCTGAATTAAAGACTACTGAGAAGATTGACAACGCATTACCTCTGGTTAAAGACCTTAATGAGCATGATAAAGAGATGGATGATATTCATAAAAAGGCATTAGATGCTTTCAATGATTTACTTACATTAGGAATGAATGTAGAAGTACATGCTGGTGCTAAGTTACTAGAAACAGCAAATCAGATGCTAAAAACTGCCATGGAAGCAAAAGATAGCAAAGTTGATAGAAAATTGAAGATGATTAACCTTCAACTTCAAAAAGCGAAGTTGGATTATAATGTTTCTAAAAATAAAGATGGTTTTGAACTTGAAAGTGATGGTGCAGTCACAATTAGCAGAAATGAACTGTTAAAACGAATAGATTCCGCCCAAAAAGATATAGAAAATGATAAATAAGAATAGAGCAATTAAAGTTATATATTAAAAAACATATATGGAACATACAATGAAAACATTTAAACAGTATTTAACAGAGTCAACAAAAGAACATAAATTCACATTGAGATTCTGTTGTGACTTAGATGAAACACAGGAAAATCGTATTGAGACATTTTTGACAAAATACGACCTTAAAACGATGTCAAAGACATCAACTACTCCTATCACTAAGAATCCAATGTTTTTTGATAATGTAACGAATTCAAAAGTTTCAAAAGTTGATATAGTTACTGGTTATCCATTGTCAACAGACATTCTACAACAGCAATTAAGTGACTTACTAAGTATGTCACTCGAAAATGTAGTTGTTCATCCAGAAGGATGGGAACCTGAAGTAGAAGATGATAGTGATGAAGAGAAAAAAGCACTATTAGGCACAGAATATGATGACAAATCAGATGACGGTGCAAATTACGGTAAGACTTTTGTAGATAAATTTTTAAATGATTTAGAGAAAAAAGAACACGACACGGTAGAGAACACATTAAGTATTAAACCAAAGTCTGATCCCGCACAGGAACAGATGTCAAAAGATGAAAAATCTACTCCATCTGTCATAACAGGAGACGAAAATGACTAAGAAATACACACTAACAACATCAGAAGAGACTGTTACGGAGCATCCAGAAGACATTATAAGATTGATGAAATTAGCAGGTCTTGAAAAAGCACAAGTAGTTGCTGAGGATGACTCAGAATTCGAACCTACTCCTGCAAATGATAAATTAGATTTAGATGATTTCTCGAAGAAATCTCCAGAAAGCATTGCAAAACAAAAGAAAACAATTCAACCAACACTTGGTGATAACCCATTAGAGTACTCTTTAGACGAAAATGAGATTCATGAAGAATTAACAAAAGAATTTGATAAGACTGAAGAAGTTACTGAAGAATTAACAGCAGGACAAAAGAAATTACCCGACGGATTACAAAAAGCAATTCTTGCCAAACAAGGTAAAAAAGAATCTACTGAAGAAACTACTGAAGAAAAAGCAGAAAAAGTAGAAGAAGTTGCCGAAGAGGCTCCTGAAGAAAAAGTAGAAGAAACTACTGAAACAACTGTTGAAGAAAATCTTGAAAAAGCAGAAGCAGAAATTAAAGAATTAAAAGAAGACTGCTCATGTGGTCATGGTTCTTCTTGTGAATGCGGCCCAGAATGTGGTTGCGGTTGTAACGCAGTTAATGAAGACCAAGACAGAATTAGAAAATTAATAAACTATTAAAAAGCATTCCTCCATTGCGAACAAATAAAGTCTCCTAGTGAGACTTTTTTGTTTTTGGCCCAGATAAATACTATTATAATTAACTGAGTATATAATGCATGGCAGATTTAACCAAAAAACCATATACAAAAACCCAATTTAGTAACGTACAATTGTTAGAATTTAGCAAGTGTATGTCGGATCCGTTCTATTTTCTGAAAAAGTATTTTACAATTCAGCATCCTACACGTGGAAGCATCCCATATAATGCATATGCCTATCAACAAGAGTTAGCAGAGAATTATCATAATTATAGATTTTCTATATCTATGTTAGGCAGACAGATGGGTAAATCTACAACAGCCGCTGGATATTTACTATGGTATACAATGTTTAATCCAGACCAAACTGTTTTAATTGCGGCTCATAAGTATTCAGGTGCCCAAGAAATTATGCATAGAATTAGATATGCATATGAGATGTGTCCAGACCATATTAGAGCAGGTGTGACAAATTATAACAAAGGTAGTATTGAATTTGATAATGGTTCACGTATTATTTCACAAGCAACAACTGAAAATACTGGTCGTGGTCTTTCTATTTCGTTACTATATGCAGATGAGTTTGCGTTTGTACGACCAACAATAGCAAAAGAATTCTGGACTTCTATTTCCCCAACATTAGCAACAGGTGGTAAAGCAATTATCACATCAACACCAAACTTAGATGATGACCAGTTTGCGATTATATGGTCTGGTGCGAATAAGAGATTAGATGCTTACGGAAACGAAACAGAAGTAGGTATTAATGGTTTTAGACCATACAATGCAATATGGCATCAACATCCTGATAGAAATAAGCAATGGGCAGTTGAAGAAGAAGCAAGAGTGGGCAAAGAACGTTTTCTAAGAGAACATGAATGTCAGTTTATCGCATATGATGAAACGTTAGTTAACAGTTTGAAATTATCAGGAATTAAAGGAATTGAACCAATTTTAAGAACTGGACAAGTTAGATGGTATGAAAATATTAATAAAGATTCCACTTATATTATAGGATTAGATCCTGCTATGGGAACTGGTGGAGATAACTCTGCTATCGAAGTGTGGGCATTACCAGAACTTGTTCAAGTAGCAGAATGGCAGAATAATAGAACAGATGTTCACGGTCAAGTTAAAACAATGCACACTGTTCTTACTATTATCAATGATGAAATGAGAGAACTTGGTAATAATGCACCCGAAATATATTGGTCTGTAGAGAATAATTCATTGGGTGAAGCCGCTTTAGTAGTCATACACGAGATGGATGAAGATAAGTTTCCTGGTACATTCTTACATGAACCTAAAAAGAAAGGCAGACAACGGATATCGAGAAAAGGATTTACCACAACGTATAAGACAAAAATTACGGCTTGTATGAAGATGAAATCTTGGATTGAAAGCGACAAGATGACACCACTAAGCAAAAATTTAATAAGAGAATTAAAGACTTTCATAGCAAAAGGAAAAAGTTATGAAGGAAAAACGGGCGAAACAGATGACTTAGTTTCAGCAACATTATTGTGTGTAAGACAGATTCAGGTTATATCTAGATTTGAGGAAGGATACGAAGAACTGCTTGGATCGGTGTTGGACACTGATGATGAATTTAATGACCCACTTCCTGTGATATTTTGATAAATACTACCATAACGAACGAGAACATAAATTATGGCTATAAATTTAGATAATATCGCAACAAAAGTAATGAAATTGATGCAAGGCAGTGGTCTTCAGATGAAGATGTTCGATGCCAGTAGTGGCAAAAGTGTTGCTGTCCCAAGTGATGCAAGATTTTTTTACGTCAAAGAACCAAATATGATGGTTCATATTGACGATAATACTCAAGAATTAAAATTTCATATCGGAGAAGATATCGATATCGATAACTCTGATATCAACAATATGATGCATCAACTAAAATCTATGGCACGTACTAATATGTTAGATTTTGATATTCGTTCATTCGGAAAACATATAGAACCTAAAAATTATGCATATAAGGTTGAACAAAATAAGGAGCAAACCATGAATGACCAAGTCAATGAAGGCATGGGCCCATTGTCGGGGTCTTCACGCACAAGCCGTCAGACACTAGAAAATGTACGACTAATTTTAAAACATCGTGCGCCAGTAAACGAGGAATCTCGTGGCTCACGTTCACGTAACATCACAGCAATTTTTGTTGAAACAGGAGAAGGCGAACGTTTCAAGTACCCATTTATACATTTAAATGGTGCAAGAGCAATGGCGAAACACGTATCTACTGATGG